ACGAGGATGGGGGTTTTGTCGGTTCTGTCAGGCTGTCTGCTACAGAGCATGACGTGTCTAGCTTCGTCATCGAGCATGCCCCGATGATATCTCGCGCCACCCTTGAGCGAGTGAGCGCCATGCCCAGACAAGGCGTGTCCTCTACGTTCAAGTTCGGCACCAGCTACGGGTTTTGCAGGGCGCTCCTGGTCTGTCACCAGATTCGCTTCGAGACTGTGACCCCGTCTACATGGCAACGAGAGCTCAAGTGCTTGTCCAAGGGAGACAAGAACGTGACCAAGGCTGCGGCCCAGCGTCTGTTTCCTGACCAGAAGGTGGTGCATGCTACCGCTGACGCTATGCTGCTGGCGGAGTATGCTAGGAGGGTGCTGGGTTCATGAGCTTCTTTTACGTGTATCTAGCCTGCGCTACGGCACTGTCGTGGCTGGCACCTCATGACCAGACCCCTGAGCGGTTTAAGACCTGCGTAGCTGTGGGCTCTGCGGCCCATGGCGACGGAGCGGACGTGAACCTCGTTGTGGCCCTGTCTTTTACCGAGAGTCGGTTTAACATGGGTGCCATAAGCTCCGCTGGTGCCTATGGTCCTCTCCAGGTGAAGCCGGTGTTTCACTGTCCAGATAAGAAGCTAGAGGGCTGTGACCTGATAACCGCAGGCTTGCAGGCTTTGAGAAAGTACCGTAAAAAGTACGGACGTTGGTCCGAGGCGTTGTGCCATTGGAACAGCGGAAACACGTGTTACCGCAGGAGCAGGCTGTTTGCCCGCATCGTTCTCAAGCGAAGGCGCGCTCTTAGTCGCTCCCATGGAGATATCGACGATGGCTGAGAAGAAGAAGGCACCCGCGAAGAAGAAGGCTGCCCCCAAGAAGGCACCGGCCCCCAAGGTTGAGGCCGCAAACCCCGTGGGTCGTCCCAAGAACGTGGTCAAGCTCACTGAGACTGACCTCAGCTACGACATGAAGAACTTCATCGCGTCAGTCACTTCGCGCACATCGCTCGATGGTGACGACGTTGCGATGGCGTCTTTGTACATCGCGATGGCGCAGTGCCAGACTATCGGTCCCTCCGTGATGGCGTCGAAGATGCAGCAGATTTGTGACCACATCAATGGGTGAGGTTCTGTCACAGAGCATGTTGAGCGACCTCAACACGGCCCCTGTCGCTGAGTCCGAGGACCACAAGGCGAACATCACCAAGGTGTTCTCTGCGGACATCGTAGAGGGGATGCTGGCGGAAGGGCTCGGAGAGATTAAACGCTCTCTTGATGTGCTCTACCACAACCCTGGCAACATGGAGCAGCACGTCAACGCTGCCGCGTGTCGGTCGATCGCCCTTGGGTATGTCAACGACATGCTTCATTTCTTGCAGCCCTACCACGATGCGTCGCTTAGGCCGCGCCATCGAGGGTGCAGGAAGGTGCTGATGGCCATGCGTAAGCGGATGCTTGGAAACGCGCCTGCCGGTGTTGATGGCAAGCCGTTTGCGGGCTTTGACTTGCCGCAGTTTGGGGGTGACATCGTTCAGTTCCTCACGGCGTTTCACCGCGTGTTGAGCGTGGAGACCTCCACGACCGACCGCAATGCGGAGCTCAGGAGGTTCTGTCGTGGCATTAAAAGGTAAGCCCCCAAAGTCTCCAGGCCGCTGGTCTCCAGAGCTGGGCGAGAAAGCCATCGAGATGCTCACCAAGGGCTACACGCAAAAGATGGTGCGTGAAGAGTTCAACATCAACTACGAGACGTGGAAGTGCTGGATGCACAAGCCCAAAGAGAAGGGCGGGCGTCCAGGCTTTAAAGAGCGCGTGTACGAAGCAGAGCGTTGCTCTAAGCAGAACATGCTAGACCTCGTTCAGTTCCACGCTGAGAAAGACTGGCGAGCCGCCGCTTGGTACCTGGAGCGCACCACCTCAGAGTTCAAGCTGCGAACCTTCCGCTCTCGAGAGGCGCAGGCCATGATTGACAAGGTGGCCATCGAGAAGGCAGAGGCCGAGCGCGACCTCGTGTTGGCCAAGACCAAGGCATTGCAGAAGAACCTGATGACCCCAGAGGAGTTGCTCGACCTCCTCAAGGACGCCAGGGAAATCAATACGTCGCATAGCCGTGACACTGCCCACTGAAGATGAGCGAGAGCCGGGAAAAGCTAGAGGCAGAGATTCGCAAGTGCGCATGCGATTTCCGCTATTTCGCCCAGCGGTACCTCAAGATAATCGACAAGCGAAGCCGCGTGATTCCGTTCGTCATGAACGATGCGCAGGAGCAGTTCTGGGCGACAGTCGAAGACAACCCGTGGACGTACATCCTCAAAGCCCGCCAGTTAGGAATGACTACTGCGGTCGCTGCCCGGAACTTCTGGCGGGTCCTCTTTACGCCAAACCACCGTGTGGCCGTCCTTGCCCATCGTGGCGACTCCGCAGAGGCGATATTTGAGGTCTATAAGAACTTCTACGCGAACCTCCCTGAGTTCCTGAAGTTCAAGACCGAGAAGTCCAACGTCCGTGAGCTTAAGCTGTTCCACGGTGGCCTCATCAAGGTAGACACCGCGAACTCAGAAGGCCTTCGTGGCACGACCTATCAGACGCTTCACTGCTCTGAGTTTGCGTTTTGGAACGACCCAGAGAAGACCATCGCTGGAGCGTTCCAGGTGCTGGGGCCAGACTCTGAGGTGGTGTTAGAGACCACGGCTAACGGCGTCAACGATGCCCACAAGCTGTGGCACGCAGAGAACGGCTACCAAAAGCTGTTCATCCCGTGGACCCAAGACCCTAACTACGTCTCTAAGGAAAAACCCAAGTACATCCACCCCAAGCTAAAAGAGATGGGGCTAAAGCACGAGCTTGATAATGGCCGTGTCTGGTGGGCCCAAGAGACGCTTGAGACCAAGTGCGCTGGTAACTGGCATACGTTTCTCCAAGAGTACCCGCTCACCGCACAGATGGCGTTCATCACTAGCGGAGAGCGGTTCTTTGACCGCATCTACCCCCATGTTCAAATCACGCCTGGGTACAAAGAATTCAAGGCCCACTCGAAATACCGAGTGTATAGCCTGGGCGCTGACGTGGCGTCAGGAGCTCCCAGCGGAGACTACAGCGCGTTCACGGTCTTAGATGTCACAGACAAGGACAAGCCAACGGTGTGCTCCACCTTCTATCAGCGCATGGCTCCGCACCAGTTCGCTGAGCGTGTCCTGCAAGAGGCTAAGAAGTACAACGCCTTGGTGGTCGTAGAGTCGAACACCTACGGCCTGTCCATCCTTGAGTACTTGGTCAAAAAAGAGTGGGCGTTTATTTTCCGGCGCACCGCCTTTGACAAAGTTGGCAACCGCTGGGTGGACAAGCTCGGATTCTCCACAAACGTCAACACCCGGCCTGTGATGCTGAGCCGCCTTCACGAATATGTGGAGATGGAGAAGCTAGAGGTCGTTGACGCGCGCATGCAGTTCGAGATGAACACGTTTATCTTCAACGATAACGGCAAGCCAGAGGCCCAGAAGAATAAACACGACGACATGATATTTGCTCATGCTCTAGGACTCATGGGTCTTGACCAGATTGAGTACGTGCGTGAAGAGATAGTGCAAGAAAAGCCACGCAACCTGCACGAGATGTTGCAGTTCGAGTTGAACACTGGCAAATTGCACCCTAAGAAGACGGACGCAAACAACACCGACAGGTGGGGAGTGCGTACCGACATGGCCTCGCTGACCGAATCAGCGTTATCAAAATCGCCCCGCTAGGCGTTAAATGCGGAGATAGTCATGGATTTGAGCCCAGAAGCACTGTCAGGAATTACCAATATGCTTGGAGCGGGCGACGAGCCTGCCCCTGAGCCCGTTGCTGCTCCTGTTGTGGAAGAGACCCAAGTCCAGGCCGACACCTCGTCCGACACCACAGAGGACGTAAATGCGAAGGTGGAAGATGGAGCGGATTCGGCACCACTAGAGACCGCAGCGGAAGACAGCCCCGCAGCGGAAGAAGAGGTGCCATCGGGCCACCGTGTCCCGTATGACCGGTTTAAGCAGGTTCTCGAGTCTCGGAATCAGTTCCGTGACGAGAGAGCGGAGTTGCAAGCGGAGATTGAAAAGCTCCGCGCACAGCCCGCCTCTGCGCCCGCTCCAGTGCAGGCTGCGCCCCAAGCGGATTCAGACGATGCGTGGTTAGAGCGATACCTGGCTGGTGAAGACGAGCCGGCTCCTGCTCAAGACAACGTGCAGTTAAAAGAATTTCAAG